GTCCTCGACCGCGCCGACAGACGTATAGGCCCCATGGGGCAGCATCTTCGGGACCGTGAGCGCGCGGCCGTAGTCCTCGTGGAGCTCGCCATGCAGCGGCCCACCAATGCAGACCAGCTTCGCGCGGGGCACTGCGGCCAGCGTCACCGCAGCGCCCCCATGATCGCGATGGCCGTGCCGCCGAGCACGATCAGTGCAATCACGCTGAACGCGATATAGGGGCGCTTCTTGATGAGCTCTTTCATGCCTCGTCCTTCTGTTCCGGTTCGAGCCCGCGCAGGTTCAGGACGGCCACAGGCAGGCGCTCGCCCTCCGTCGTCACGTCCACCGCCTTCAGGTTCGGGTACGTCTTATCCGCCAGCTTGCCGAGCGCGGCGATCAGCTCGTTCGGCGCAAGGAACGGGACCATGATCTCCTTCCCCTCGGAGTCGTACTGGATGCTCCCCTCAATCACCAGTGGCTTCTCTCGCTGGCACACCTCCGCCAGCTTCAGGATTGGATCCAGATCGAACTCCTTCTTCAGGAGCGCGAGCACGCCCTGAGAGCGCTTGTTCGTGCTGCCTTTCGGCCTCGCCATAATTCTTTACCCCCAAGGTATTGAATTATCAGTCCCCGGGCGTCTCATTCGAGACCATGGACTCGCAGAGACCGAGCGCGACCGTGGCGATGCGTCGATGCTCCTGATCGACCCATACACGAATATCGCCGATGGTAGCGTCCGAGCTCTCCACAAGAGCAGAGAGCTCGTCAATCAGCACTTGTACGCGGTCAGCGGCCTCGAAGTCGGCGCGCAGCTGTTTGAACTCCCGCGAGAACGGCGTCTCGGGATCTTGGATATCGAATGCGTGTTCGCTCATGGTGCCTCCGTAAGGCGTCGGCAACGGTTCAGGTTGTGTTCGTGGATCAGGCCCCGGAGCACGGCAAGCGTCGAGCTCGGCAGGTCTCTGGGGTCTGCGGCGATGATCTGATCCGAGAGGCTCACGATCTCCCGGTTCTCGACCATGCGGGCGGAAAGCTCCTCGGCCTCCTCCTCCGTGATCTTCTTGAACGTGCCGGCGCCCGGGATCGAGACCGTCACCGCGCCATCGTGCTGACGCCAACGGCCCGCAAAGCCCGCGAGCTCTACCGTCCCGTCATCGCGCGCCTCGAGCACCCGAGTCAGCATGGCGTCACCCGGGCGGATGCAGGCGAGGCGATCTCCGGCGCGCAGGCTCACCAGCCGAACCAGAACTCGCGGAACCTGCGGAACCCGGCCACGCCGGGGATGAGGTTCGAGACGTGCCGGGCCTTGGCGAGCTCCTCTTCCTTGTTCATGAGCTGCGCCTTCAGGGCGCCCGCCTTCCGCCTCAGCGCTTTGTGCGCCTCTTCACAATCGTAAAGACGCTCGCTGAGCTCTTCGACCTTCTCGGTCAGCTTCGCCGCCCGAGCCTTCTCGGCCTTGAGCTGATCGGTCAGCGTCGGGCGCTTCCGAGGAGCCTTCTTCTCCGTCGCCATCAGTGCGTCACCCTCTCCTGCAGTGCGTTGCGATGCGCGATCAGCGTCTCTTCGGCGACCATCCGGGGATCCATTGGCTCAAACCGGCACTGCATCACGTTGACGCACACCTGACCCTTCGGGTTTCCACACGTGGCGCACCAGCTCTCTTCGTTCACGATTGCGATGAGCCCGCCCATCAGCAACCGCTCGCGCTCCTGCGAAGCTCTCAGCATGAGAGCCACCTCTTCGAGGCGCGTCGCCAGCCAGAGCGCGACCTTGTCGACTCCCCAGCCCTCTGCGCCCTCGGGGAGATCCGAGAAATCGAGCTGCCCTTCCTTCGTCACTTTGCTCAATGCCTGCATTGCTCCGGCCTCATGCGTGCTGATCCATGATACGCATGACGGTTACGAGGGGCAATCAATACAGGCCGACAAGATGGCCGACGAGCACCGCGAGGAACGTGAACCAGCCGCCCCGGCGCCACTGCCAGCCGGCGGGCTTGTCGCGCACGGCGAACAGCGTATAGATCCGGTCGGTCAGCGTATCGTCGCCGCGGTTGTTGAAGATCGCCGGGATCTCGATGACGAAGAACATCACCACCCATCCGAGCCACGCGACGTTGTAACCGTTGCCGAGTATCTCCTGCACGAGATCCATCAGAGCTCTCCGATCCGGTTCATGATGCTCGGCTGTCCAGTGACGACGCCCGCGGCCTTCGGGAAGGCGCCGAGCTTCTCGGCACTGCGGCCCACCGTCCAGACCGAGACAACGCCGGCCCACGCATAGGTGAAATTCGGGTCGATCTGAATCTGCTCCGCGAAGCCGAACATCGGCAGGATGCTGTTGAGC